GAAAGGAAAAGATAAACATCCTTCTTTCATGTTTACTGTTTCTTTACTTACATCATTGATTAGTGGATTGAAAACTGATCTTACTTTACCATCTTCCATCTGTGGATGTCCGCCCATTACAAACATACGATATGGCAAACCAACTTGATTAGCAGATAGACCGAGACCACCATACTTAACCATACTGTCGTACATTACTTTTGATAGATCAACTCTATCTTTAAAGTCAAACTCTTTTAAAGTATCATCAACAAAAGGTGCAACTTGCATTAACAATCTAGGATCACTAGGTGGTATTAAAGGTAATAATCTTTTCTCTGGTGCTTTTACTTTTGGTTTATCTTCAGGCCTTATGTTATCTAAACTACCATAGTCTAGTTTAACTGTTTCTTTTTCACTTTTAATTATTGGAACTTTACCTGCTTGTATGCTCTCGTAATTTTTAGCGATTTCTTCTATCTTTTCTGGTGTTAGTTTTTCTGCCATTATGCCATCCTTGTAAAGTTTTTATATTTTTCAAATTTCAATATACTAGGAAACTTATCTAGTAAAGTATCTCCTTTGTGTGAAATAACAAAAACATTTTCTTTTGCTAGTTTGTTTGTTAATATTCTCATAAACTCATCTGTACCTGAAGCGTCTAGTGAACTATCAAATATCTCATCTAGTATTAATAGATTCGTATTCATAGAGTTTTTCATTTTAGCAATCTCTCGCCAAGTAAATAGTATTGACAAGTCTATTCTTAATTTCTCACCCTCACTAAAAGAGTTATAGTTAAACTCATCACGGTGCCTAGATTTAATCGTTTCATTAAATTCATCATCTAAAGTAAAATTAACAAAGAAGTCCATATCTGCTAAATTCTTATTAATAAACTGATTCATTATAGGTAGATACTGTTTAATAATTTTTGTTTTAATACCTGTGTCTTGCATAAGATATCTGGCAGTATCTAAATAAGTTTTTTGTTCTTTTTGTTTAATCTTAGCTGATTCTGCTTCTGTTAATTGTTCTTGCAATTCTTCTAGTTGACCAGTAGCAACACCTGTTGTAAACTTATCATCCGATAACTCATCAATCTCATGTTCTTTATTAACCATATACTTTTTGATTTCTGATATAGATGTTTCATATCTATTAATCAATAACTCTTTTTCTCTTATGGCAACCATTATTTCATTTATCTTTGTCAATCTAGTTTCAGTAGAATTAATATCTTTTTCTATTTGACCTAATGCAACTTCTAACTCTTGTATTTTTTCTGCCTTTTTAGATTGCATTGTGGTTTTAAATGCTTCGTCAATTTCTTGTTGACAGGTAGGACAATCGTTATGTGTTTGAAAGAAACCTAAATCTTTTTTATGTTTACTACAAGTATTCTCTAACTTAGCTTCTAAATTATGTAGTTGTTTGTACTTATTATTTATTTTAGTTTCATCTAATATCTCACTTTGTAAAGCAGTCTTTTCGGTAGTTACTCTATCTATATCTAATTGATAGTTATCTATATCTGTTTGTGCCTGTTGTATTTCTATTTGTTTTTTATCAATCAGTTGTTGATTGTTACCACTCATGTCTTCTATATGTTTCTTTTGTGATTCTATTTTACCATTAATTAGTTGACAATTAAAATCTGATTGTTTAATTACTTCATCTTGTAGTTTTTGTTTTTCTCTAAACATTAAATTCATTTTAGAAAAGATTTCGATATCAAGTATTTCTTCTACAACCTCTCGTCTATGTCTAGCTCTCAATTGCATAAAAGGTACAAACGAAGCATTACCTAATATAACAACTTGTGTAAATGATCTAAAGTTTAATTTTAATATGGTTTGTTCTAAATGTTTTTGATAATCTCTTACGGCTGCGTCTTGATTTAACATCACATCATTACACCATATCTCAAATATATTAGGTTTGATACCTCTTACAATCTTATATTGATTTTGACCTATAACAAACTCTACTTCTACAACACAATCTTTCTCGTTAATACTATTGACCATCTGATCTTTTTTAATGTTTCTAAATGCTCTTTGAAATAAACCAAAACATAATGCGTCTAGCATAGTTGACTTACCAGCACCGTTCTCACCTACAACTAATGTCTTTGATGATCTATCTAATTGTATTTCTATAAACTGTTGACCTGTTGATAGAAAGTTTTTATATCTTACTTTTTTAAATACTATCATTCTATTGTCATATCCGTATCTTGTGCTTCCACAAATGTTTCTTTAATCATATTTTTTAACTTATCTTTATCTAAATCAACAGGCAGCTGATCTACATAATTATTAACAAGTGTCATTGTATCTTCCGTGCCTTCAACAACATCATCACTTACAAGATTGGCATTAAGGTCTGAATAATCTTCTAATATTTTTAACTCATGTACTGTAATTTTGTTATATAGTTTATCAAGCAATCTATCAAACATTTCATTATTTTTTTTACTCACTACAATAAGTTTTACAAATTTATTATGTAAAAAACTTATATCAAAATCATCATAATTAGTTTTAGTGTCATCATACAATAATTTCTCAAATATAGTATTTGGATTAGGTATTGCTTCTATCTCTCTTGTTTCAGTATCAAATATATGAAAGTATTTTTGTTGACCATAATCTGACCATGTCATTTCATATTGAGCACCTAGATAGAATATTTGTCCATCATCATTCTTTGTATGAAAGTGACCACTAAATGTTTTTTCAAATCTTTTTACAATACTTTTATCATAACCATGAGTTTGTGTTATGTTCTCGTGCATATAGAAACCATTTAAATCTAAATGAGCCATACACACATCAGCCTTTGCTGTGTTTAACATATTAAAAGATTGTTCTTGATTTTCAGGATTTATCCAAGGTAACATTAATATATCAAGACCATCAAAGTTTACAACTTTAGGTTCTACATATATCCAAGGTTCATTGATACCATCAGGTGCTGTACACAACTGTTGTAATGAATTTACTTTGTTTGTATTTTTAAAATAGATATCGTGATTACCAATTAACATATGAGTATCTATCTTCATTTCCCATAGTTTGTTTAGAAAGCCTTTTCTAAAGTTATCTGCAACTCTAAAATTAATAAACTTTCTTCTATCAACAACATCACCTAAATGAATAAGTGTTTTAATGTTATGTTTTTCTAGGTAAGGAAAGAATACTTCCTCATAGAACTTATGTAAGAAGTCATCAAAGATCATACTATCGTTTCTCACACCAAAGTGAGTATCATTTAACAACGCTATTTTCATTATCTATTTTTTCTTTTTCTTCTTTACTTTTTTAGGTTCTGCTGGATCACTTTCTTTTACATTTTTTTGTAAGAACTCTAACATCTGACTTCTATATTGAGCATCATCACCAACTAAAGTATCTAACATCATTTCACTACCAGAATTAGCAATTAGTTTGGCCTTAACATCTTGCTGTTTCTTTTCTTTTTGTATTCTTCTGATAAATGCATAATATATAATTTGTGTAAAATATGCAAATGGATTATTAGATTTCTCTGGATTAAAGTTGCTCATATATTGTAAGCAGTTTTCTATACCATCTGATATCATATCATCACGATAAGTATAGTTTATAAAATTCGGTCTGTAAGATAAGTGATTAGCGATCTTTAAAAAACACTCGCCAATATAGTTAGTTACTTCAGGTGGTTTTCGTTTCTTTTCTTCTGCCTTTTGGCATTTAAGACGGTGTTCAACCATTGCTGAAAGAAACTTCTTATTATCAACATAATGTGGTTTCAACTTTGCTTTTGTTTTTTCCATAATTCTCTTTCTTTATTATAAAATCATTATATCATTTTTATTGCTAAATGTAAAGCCTTTGAACTATTTTTTGCTATTGCTTGACAGTCCTAGGAACTATGTTATAATCGACTATGTAGGTCGCTGGGGAGAAGCTTAGCTACTATCTCTAGTGTATAGTTTTCTTACCGAATAAGTCAATTAAATCTTCCTCTGACCATTGTATATTTTCTTTAGGTTCGGTCTCTCTTAATCTATCCATTTGATCTGCCAATGAATATATCTTTTCCATTTCTTCAGCTGATAAAGTAGGTTTTGCATTTGCCTTTTCTTTTTCAACTTTATTTAATATCACTTCATAGTAATGAGATATGTGTTGATCAGCTTGAGTAATTACTAATATTTTATCTCTAGGAATTACAAAAGTTTTATCATCTGTAAATGGCAACCAAGGTGCTAAAGTAGAGTCATCTTTCATACCCATTTCAGTTGATCTCTTTACAGTATTTAATTCTAATGCGTTTGTGATTCGTAAGAAGTCTTTATCAACAACAATACTGCCCATAATGGTAGTTCCGTCTGTTAGTTTTACCATACGATAATCTTTTTCCTTAATAGTATTCATTTTAATCCTTTAAGTTAATATTATGTATCTCGTAATCGAACTCTTCCTCATTGTATATATTTATTCTTTCCTGAAAGTGCTTAAGTGTATAATTTTCTTTAGACTTATAATTTAAATCATCTGCTATATCATATAAAGTGGCATTAACTTTATTATCACCCAACCTCAAACCTCTACCAATAGATTGTAAATTTCTTATTCTACTTTTAGAAGGACTGGCAAATATTATATTGTGTAAATTCTTAATGTTAATACCTGTTGAAAAAGTACCATAACTTGCAACGATAATGGCGTCACTTTCATTCTCTACAATTGCTCTAGCTTTTTCTCTTTCTTCTGTTTCTACACCACCATATATGTAAAAAACCTTTCGGTTTTTTTCCGCTTTGTCTTGAATATTTTTAAATAAATCTTTACCATGTTTTTCTACTAACTGAAATAAAACTAATGTATTGCCTTTTATTTTAAGTGCTAGATTACGAATAAAATTATTTCTTGCATTACTTGAAACCAGATAGTCTATCTCATCTTGATATTTACCTTTGCTCACCATTTTAGCATTGACTTCACTATGTTTGAGGATCAAGCATCTCACAGCCAGATTACTTAACTGTTTTTTATCCATTAGCTTTTTAGTTGTAGTGACTTTATTTACGGCACCGAATAACCCTTCCAATACTAGCTTATGTGTATGGGCACCATCTAATGTTCCTGTAAGACCTATACGATATTTGCAATCAACAAGTTTAGTCATAATTTCTGTAAGTGATTTAGATTTAAATAGATGTGCCTCATCGCCAAACACACAACCAAATTGTTTAAAGTATTCTTTTGGCAACTTATATAAACTTTGCCATGTAGATATTAAAACTTTCTTATCCGTTTGATTAGAGTATCCACTATATAATCTGTGACAATACTTCTTTACATTCCAACCATATGATTGAAAATCGGTATACATTTGTTCTACTAATGATGTTGTAGGTACAATTAATAATATTCTATTATTAACATCTTCTTTGATTAAGTGTGAATAATAACGAATTAAAGAATATATGATGAATGACTTACCTGAAGCCGTAGGACTCACTAGCAACGCTCTATTGCGTTTTAAACTATGAAATATTGCGTCTATCTGATAATCTCTTGCCTCAAACTTCTGACCTAAACTATTAGAAAATTTAGTGACAACATCTTTATCAACTTTGTTATCTATCTCTACATCCTTGGCAGCCACTATATTGTAACCTCGTTCTTCAGCAAATGCTTTTATATAAGGATATAGGCCAAAATAAATCTCTTTTGTTTTTTGTGAAAATAGTCTAATCTTACCATCCCACATACGAGTACGAAACGCTGGCATAAACTTATATCCTGGTACATAGAAAGTAAAAAATTCAGATATTTCTCTTTGTATATCTGACTCGCAATCTACCGTAATGTAAACTTCGTTTTTCTTTTCTATGATAATGAGATTAGAATTGTCCCGATTGATATTCATGGCGTTCACCTAATTGTCCTTTGATCTGTATATTCCATGATATACTTATACGATCTTTTGTTGACTGATTTATAGGAACCCAATGTACTAACCATGAAGGAAATATTATTATTCGATTTGTTTTTGATTTATAATGTAGTAAATTTGCGTTGTCAATATGGTCATTTTTTTTTCTTGGCAGTATAACATTTGCACCTGGTCTTGGATCCTGAAAAGTAATACCAGATGTATTATCGGCGTCTATATAAAAAACACCACTTAAAAAATTATTTGAATGTGTATGTGGTTGATGTGTTTCACCAGGTTTTAATACATTACCCCACATACTAGTTATTTCTATTGTGTCCGCTCTATAATCCATAGCGTCAATTAATTTAAAAACTTCTTTACTAACATCTTTAGCAAACCAATCAAATGGTTCTGTTTTATCTAAATCAGGACCTGTTTGCCAATTAGATTTTTTTCTTTCATATATAGATAGTATTTTATCTTTCATAGCAGGTATTCTTTGTTTTGCTAGAAAGTCATCTTGTATAAAAAGATTTGTAGGAAATATTTTTTGATGTTCCATTATATTGCACCACTAGTGAATTTCTTCCATTCAATAGCGTTCTTAATTAAAAATGTTCTATTGTTTACACTTCTTAATACTTGTTCAAGATACTTAACTATTTGATTTAGATATGCAACCTTTTGATCTGCCTTTTGTAAATCAGGATCAGAATCCATATAGATATGTACATCTGCCTTTAATACTTTTATATCAAAAGGTTTCTCTTGATATACACTAGGGTCTGCCTTACCTGTATAGTATTCCCACTTATCTCTTATCATAGTTTTGTGATCATATTCAGATTTTTTTAGTAGTAAAGAAAACTTATTAAAGTGTTGTAGATATTTGTTATGTAATAAAGGTATTTTAATTGATTCGGCGTCTAGTTCCGTATCATCTAATTTAAAGTCTTTGTTGACTGATTGTTGTAATTCTTCTAATGTCATATGGATATTATATCACCTTTTCGGTTAATTGTAAAGCTGTTGTAGCATTTTTTCTTGTGTTATATATTTAAGATTAGCACATGAATTCCATTCGTTTATAGTGGAAGCGGTTTTTGCTTCCTCCCCATCTTCGGCCTTATTTACTTTATAGAATTGTACATTGCTAAACTTATCAAATGTATTTTTATGTTGTAGTATCCAATTAAATGTTTCATCTGGATTGTCAGGTCTAGCTGCCAATGCGTCTTTATCGGCATAACTATCTGTACCAGCATATATATTATTGACTTTATCTGTATCAGAATATAGATCGTGTCCGACTATGTAAACTTCTTTGGCATTTAATTCACAGGCAAGATGTACAGATCGACTGCCTGTTGCATATGCAAAACCATCTACATCTGGTTCAATGTCTATTATCTGATCATCTTTAGAAACACCTG